AGCTGCGCCTTGGTGACCGCCGCGTCCACCAGCCCGGGCGCCAGGAAGCCCTCGTTCGGTGCCTGCAGATAGAACGGCACCACCTCGTCGCGCGAGAGGAACGTGCCCTCCGGGTTGCCTGGCTCGCCCGCGTCCAGGCGCCAGCCCAGGAGCACGCCCTTGGGCGCGTCGGGTCGCAGCCGGTCGGGTCGGCAGTACAGGATCGCCCGCGGGAAGCCCCAGGCGTTGATGCCGTCCAGGACCCAGAACGCCGTGCCGCACAGACCGGCGTGGCGGCTGGTCAGCTCCCACTGCGTGCGCCGCGACTGGCGGGCGCCACCGGCCTCATCCAGCGACAGCCCACCCATGGGCTTGCTCAGGATCTGGAACGCCTCGCGGGCCGCCATGGCCGGGTAGGCGTCGGTGATCGACTCGCCGTCCGGGTCCTCCAGGTGCCAGCCCACGCCGTTCTCATCGTCCGGCCGGACAGGGGCCATGCCAGCGACCTTGCCGCTGATGACCCGCTCGGCGGCGAAGACGTAGGCCACGCTCTCACCGATCTGCCACGCCTTCCTCATCCGCTGCTGCGGCTGGCTGGGCAGCATCCCGGGCAGCAGGTACTCGGTCATCAGCTTGCCCGCCCCAGGCCCCAGCGGTCCAGCCTTGCTGGCGCGGGAGAAGTCGCCCAGCGTGCCAGCTGCCGCGTTCGGGGCCTGGAGACGGGGAGGGATGCGGACGCTCACCGGTCGTCCTGGTGCTGATCCGCCGGCGGCTCGCGGCGGTCGATGATGAGCGCCAGCACCGCGAAGTACGCGGCGGCGGCGGCGAGCGCCAGCCATGGCCAGGGCGAGAGCGCCAGGCCCACCACCAGCAGCACCAGGACGACATCAAGGATCGGGACGCGGGTGTTCACTGACCCTCCCTTGGGCGATGCTCCACCCGGACGGTGGGCTGGCACGAGCACCGCGTGCTCGCCTCGTGGTCCTGTCCGTCGTCCGGTACCCGGTGCGACTCGATGACGATGGTAGCGCGCGGCGCGATGGACGTGACGGGCACCAGGCCGAACACGGCCCGCATCGCCTCGGTGAACCCGCAGGTGCAGACGGTCAGCGCGTACTCGCAGGAGTCGGCGTGGTGCCCGAACGCAGCCAGCGCATCACGCGCGGTGGTCACGCCACGCCGCCGGCGCTCACCATGCCCGCCCAGGGGTTGGTGGTGTCAGGCTCGAACTCCATCACCGCGTAGCGCAGCGCATCGCAGGCGTCATCGCCCACCTCGACGGGCCGCTCGTGGAACCCGCCCGCCCGGTTCGGCGCCCAGGTGTAACCAGGGATCTCACCCAGCAGCCCGGCGCACGATGGGTCGACGGTCATGCCCTGGCGCATCGCCTTGTCCACCGCCTGCAGCCCGGTGCTCACGGTGTTCGTGGCGGCCTTGACCCTGGCGCGCAGCCGGCAAGCCGACCCATGGCGCCCGCGGTGCTCACCCATGAGGCGCTCCAGCTGCGCCATCAACGACGGCTCGGATGGGTCGCACGCCAGCGTCGAGACGTCGTGCTCCTCGCACAGCTGCGCGATCCCCGGGCGCACGCCGCCAGGACCGATCCACGGCTCCACCAGCTGGTCGAGCGCCTTGCCCGCGGCGTACAGCTCGGCACGCACGCCCAGCCGGCCGCTGCCGCTCTGGCCCACCACCTCCACCGCGAACTGGTGAACGAAGCCCCAGTCCACGCCGGCCACGACACGCTTCGGGTCCTGCGTCGGCGGCTTGACCTGGTCCGGTGGCAGCGTCCAGATGGCACCCTCGACCGCGGCCCACTCGCCCTTGCCCAGGCGCCGGCCGATCGCGTTGTCGGGCAGGGCGTCCAGGATCGCCTGGTAGTCGCTGGGGAGCATCCGGTTCATGGACGCCTGGAGGTACTCGTGCTCCTGGTCGCCGGGCGTGAACCGGACCTTCAGCCAGTGCTTCGGGTCGGCCGGGTTGGTGGCCGCCGCGATCTGGTGGTACGGGACGCGCGGGTCACGGAGGCGCCCCATCAGCATCGTCCAGTCCCCTTCGCTCAGCTCGACCGCCTCATCGACGCCGGCCCACCCCAGCTCCAGCGAGCCGATCTTGGACGGGACGCCCGTGACGGGGTTGGGGTCCAGGCCCAGGAAGTAGACCCGCGATCCGTTGCGCAGCTGGTACCAGCTCTCGGTGAGGTTCCGCGACTCGATCAGCCCCAGGTCCATCACGTCCCTGGTGAACGTCCGCAGCGTGGTGGCGGGCAGCGACGCGGCGACCTTGCGGAACAGCCCGACCGTCACGCCCGGGAAGGTCCGCGCGATGTACCAGCCCTTCTCGCACAGGATGCGGCTCTTGCCCGCGCCCATCCAGCCGGAGTACAGCAGCTCCCTGGCCTGGCTGTCGAAGAAGCGCTCCTGCTCCGGTGAGGCGAACCGGGGGCCCAGCTCGCGGCGCATCTGCTCCAGGACGTGACGCGGCTGAGCGGAGAGTGTCACCACCGTCGCCGGATGGCGGTTCAATGACGGGTCTATTCGTGGCGGTGTCTGCTTCACTGAACAGTTTCCGCGGCAGCCTCTGAGGCAAGCACGCTGTCGATGGCTCGACGCAGCGCGGAGCGCTCATGGTCCGTGAGCTCGACGGGCACCAGGGCCTGCGTCTGGATCGGGCCGCCACCATCGCCCACGTGCTCGATGCGGTGGTTCTCCCGGTAGACCTCGGGGCGCCTGGACTTCAGGAGGAACACCAGCAGCCGGTCCGACTGATGCATGGCCCGCCGGCGCGCCTCGGCCTCCAGAACCTGGGTGCTCGTCTCGTCCGCCTCCGCCCATGCCGCAGCGAACGTCGGGTCCGCGGCCCTCACCCGGTACGGCCAGGTGCGATCGACGCCGGCGCCGCGGGCCGAGAGCATCACGTTCCCGGACTGCGCGAACAGATCCAGGAAGACGGGCGCCCACTTGGGCCACACCGGCGCAGGGCTGGGTGGTGTCGTCTCCGTGGTCGCCGGGATGGCCGGGACGTGCGGCTCGACCACGCCCCACTCGTCAGACGACATGGGTGGCCTCCCGCAGGTGGCCATCCACCAGGTGGCCGGTGGTCCGGTTCACGATGACCTGCTGGACAGGGCCGCGGGGTCGGCCTCGCCGCTGCCGACGATCCTGGAGCGAAGGGCTGGGGGTGCTTCGGTGGTCATCGCCGTAGCCTACACCGCGTCCGTCAGCCCGCGACCACCACCTCGCCATCGGGCCACACCCGGATGACGCGTGGCGCCTGGATGGCGCTGGTGCTGCCGGTGCCGTGGTGCCAGGACGAGCAGCGCCGGCAGACGTAGACGTCCTGGGGCCAGCCATGCTCGCGGGCCTGGCGGCGCGCCACCGCCACCGCCCGATCCAGCGTCGTGAAGGCGACCTTGGCCCGGCCGCGGGAGTCGGTGTGGGCGTACGGACGGCGCCTCATCACAGGCCGAGCGTCGATGGCGGCGGGTCGATGACCTCGATGAGGAACTCGGTGGCGCTCGCGTTCCGAACCACGTCGATGATCGGCGCGGCCCACTCCAGCACGGTGGACCGGTCGCCCACCAGGGCCTTCGCGTCGACCAGGCCGTCGATCAGCGGCTTGACGCTCGACACCAGGTTGTCGGTGTCCCTGGGCCGGTGGTCCGGGACGATGAACGTGATCGTCAGCCGCGCCTTCGCCGGCGCACGCCAGCCGGACCGGTTGACCACGTCGAGCGCGATCGCCCAGGCCGTGCGGCGCCAGCGCTTCGTCTCGGATGCCTGGGCGTAGCGGTTGCCGAACCGGGCGTTCGGCGTCGGCGGTCGTCCTGGGATCTGGATGCGCAGCGTGCCCTCGACGGACGGCGGCTGCCCGGCGCCATCGGTGAACCTGGTGAACGTCACGGTCGACCTCCTGCGTGGCGGGACTGCTCGAACGGCCAGGCTCGGCCCGCGGCGTCGGCCCGGACCCGGCACTCCGCCACGCGCCGGCAGCGGATCACGTCCAGGTACGCGCCGAGAGCGGCCACCCTCCCGCGGCTGTCCGTCTCGTCCGGCAGCTTGACCACCGATGGCTGGACCTCCGGCTCGTTGGCGGCGTGGCCACAGACCTCGCAGGTCCGCCATGCCCTGAACTCAGACATCGTGGCTCCAGACGTAGATCATCGAGTCGCCGGATGGTCCCAGGCCAGCCAGGCGGTACATGCCGCCGTGCTCGCAGGAGGAACACCAGCAGCCCACCGTGATGGCCAGGTAGGGCTTCGGGTCCATCGACGGCAGCGGGTGCTCCGGCCGAACGTCGAGGCGATCGCCGTCCATCGGCCCGCCCGTCAGCTCGATCTGGTAGTCCTTGCCGCGCATGGCGCCGGATGGGATCGCCTGGTCGAACGCGCTCATCCTGTGATCCTCTGGTCGAGCACGCGCGCCGTCGCGGCGCGCCCCCGAAGCCTGTGGTCGGGCGCATCGACCCGGAACAGCACCCCGTCCTCGGCCAGCCGGCTGATGGCCGG